AGGAGCAGCCTACACAGCACCTTCTATTTACCAAGATGCCCAAGAGTGCATCAATTTTGGCCCTGAAGTTGATCCTACCAAAGGTCAAGGGGCAAGAGGGGTAGTCGCTTTATATCCTACGCCTGGTCTGACAAACGTAGTTACCCTACAAAACGCTCAAGTTGTTCGTGGCATGAGAACAGTTAGCGGTGGTAATTACATGGTTGCGGTCTGTGGCCCTTATGTTTATGTCATGGATTCGACATATACAGCGACAATCGTAGGACAGTTAAATAGCTCAAGCGGTCAAGTAGGTATTACAGATAACGGCTTAAACGTCTACATTGTTGACGGCTCTTATCGTTATACATGGCGTATTTCTCAGCCTGCTTCTGCTGTATTTCAAGGCACAATTTCAGGAACGACTTTGACTGTTACTCGTTTTATCTCAGGCACAATCGCTGCGAATCAGTCTTTGTTTGGTATCGGTATTACAGGAGAAACAGTTATTGTTAGCGGATCAGGCTCAACTTGGACTCTAAATCAGTCTAATACGATTGCTACTGCTATTCAGATGAACTCTGCCTCAGTCGCAGGAGTCATCACAGCCAGCACATCTGGCACGACTTTAACAGTAACAGGCGTGTCTAGCGGAACAATTTACCCAGGTCAAACCATCACAGGTACTGGAGTCACCGCAAATACGATTATTACGGCTTTGGGAAGCGGAACAGTATTGTCTGCTTCTATTGCTACAGGTGGCACAGGATACGCTGTAAACGATACTGTGACAGTTTTGGGTGGTGTATATGGCAATAGCCCAGCTACTTATACAGTTAGCTCAGTAGCCAGCGGTGTAGTCACAGGACTAACTGCAACATACCCAGGTCAATATACTTCAACCCCATCAAACAACGCCTCTACATCCACAAGCGGATCAGGCACAGGGTTAACCCTAACGTTGACTTTTGGATCAGGCACAGGCGGTACTGGTACTTATGTAATTAGCACCAGTCAAACTGTTGGCTCTGAAACTATGTATTTGCTAAACTTTAGCGTATTGCCTAGCTCAGATGGTGCTTTTCAAGGCGCAGACGTAGTCGATATTGTAGATAACTACTTTATTTACAATCGCCCCAATACCCAGCAATGGGCTGCTTCTAATTTATTAAGTCCAATTACTTATGGTCTGTCTTATGCTTCTAAGTTTACAGGCCCTGATAATCTTGTTTCTATTATTGCCGATCACGGGCAAGTCTATTTATTAGGCGAAACAACCTCAGAAGTCTGGGCAGATGCAGGAACTTTCCCATTCGCTTTTTCAAGAATCCCTGGTTCATCTAGCCAACATGGTATTGCTGCAAAGTTCTCAGTAGCTCGTTTAGGCAACTCTTTTGCTTATTTAGCTAGAAACAATCGTGGGCAATCTGAAATCGTAGTGATGGAAGGTTATTTCCCTAAGCGTATTTCAACCCACGCAGTAGAAAACACGCTAGTTAATCAAACTGTCAGCGATGCTATTGCTTATACATATCAGCTAGAAGGGCATGAGTGCTATGTCATTACTTTCCCAAGCCTAGATTTAACTTGGGTTTATGACATCTCTACAGGTCTATGGCATAAGTGGCTATGGGTAGATAATCAGAATAACTACCACCGCCATCGCTCTAATTGCGCTGCTTTGTTTCAAGGTGTCGTTCTCGTAGGCGATTGGCAAAATGGTCAAATCTATAAGTTAGATCCTAATAACTACACCGATAATGGCGATGAAATCCGCAGATTGCGTAGATGTCCACACCTTGTTACAGACTTGCAACGTCAATATTTTGACGAGTTTCAAATTCAATTCCAGCCTGGCGTTGGTTTAGAGGGAATTACAAACCCACCTTTGAACGCAGAAACAGTTGGTGCAAACCCACAAGCTATGCTTAGATGGTCAAACGATGGTGGTTCTACCTACTCAAACGAGCATTGGTCAGATATTGGTCAAGTCGGTAAATACAAAAATCGTATTATTTGGCGCAGATTAGGCATGGCAAGGGATCGTATATTTGAAGTCGTTGTGACTGACCCAGTCTTTGCTTGTATTATTTCAGCGAACTTAAAAGCCAGCGAAGGGGATAATTAATGGCTAATATTCTGTTTGGGCAAAGTCAGGGTAATCAATACCCTGTTACGCCTTTAATTGATGACAATACCAAAATGCCCACACGGGCGTGGCAACAATGGTTCTTGAACTTATTAAACTTTTCTAGTTCAGCAACAGCAACAAAGGGGACAGCTACATTACCATCAAATCCAGCGGGATTTATGAATGTAACTGTTGGGGGAAAACAATATAAAGTGCCTTATTACAATACATGATCGAATATAAAGATGACGATTGGCTGGAAAATTTAGACGCATTAAAGGAAATAATTAAGGATCATTACGAAGAATTATCGGTAACAAAGACTTACCCTCTTGATCCTGATTGGGATGCGTATAAACAGATATTAGATGTAGCGAGATTGAAGTTTGTAACCTGTAAAGAAGATGGCAAATTAATAGGCTATATCATTTATTTTGTGATGCCCCACCTTCATTACAAGACTTGTTTGACGGCTTTTGAGGATATTTACTTCTTAAAGAAAGAGTATCGCAAGGGTCGAGTAGGAATTAGGATGTTCCAATTTGCAGAAAAGCTGCTAAAGGAGCAAGGAATTAACAGAATTATCTATAACACTAAGGTTCACTCAGACAATAGCAGTCTTTTTGAGTATTTGGGCTATAGTTTTATGGATAAAGTCTTTACGAAACTGTTGTAAAAATGCGACAATTAGCATATTAGATTGGAGAAATTATGGGCGGTAGTGCAGCTATGATAGCAGCCCCATTAGTGGGCAATGTGGTAGGTGGCCTCATTGGGGGTGGTGGAGCAACGCAAGCTGGTCAAACAGCAGCTCAGGGAGCTTATCAAGGTCAGCAGACCCTACAGCAAAACCTAGCTAATATGACCCCATATTACACCCCTTATACCAATTTGGGTCAACAGGGTGTAAGCAATATTTCTTCAATGTTGCCTTATTTGACTAATCAATTTAGCAATCAAGACTTAAATGCTCAGTTAGCCCCTAATTATGCTTTTCAATTAGGTCAAGGACAGCAGGCAGCAAATCAGCAATCTAATGCTACTGGTGGCATTAATAGCGGTAATGCTAATGTTGCATTGCAAAATTATACTCAAGGATATGCTGGAAATGCGTATCAGAACGCTTTTAATAACTATCAAGCGCAACGTGGCAATATTTTTAATACGTTAAGTGGTATTGCAAATATTGGTCAAAATGCGGTTTCTGGTTTAGGCAATCTATCTACAGGCACAGCGCAAGGCATTGCATCTTTGCAAACTGGAGCAGCAAACGCTCAAGCAGCAGGTCAAGTTGGCGCAGCAAACGCTTATTCTGGTGCAGCGCAAAATATTGGCAATCTTGGCTTTTTAAGCAATGTATTAAAAGGTGCGCCTAGTGCTATTGATACTACGGCTATTGGAAGCGGAGCAGCATCTGGAGGCAATTTTCTAGGTGATGCTTTCGCTTTAGCATAAGGAATAAAAATGGCTGATTTTAATGTTTCTACAGTAGCTTCTGAGATTAAACCCGTACAAGGCACAAGCATAGGTGATATGCTCAATATTGCTAGAGGCGCAACAGCTTATCAAAAAGAAAAAGCATTATTAGAACCAGCTATTGCAAAAGGGCAAGCTGAATCAGAAGAAGCACAAGTTCGTTTAAATAATGCAAAGCTAGAAAATACAAGAAAACATTACGAAAATATTGCCCAAAACACAGCCGATTTAATGTTAAAGCCTGATTTGAAAATTGATGACATTATTGAAAGAGCATCACAAATCAACGCTAATGCTGGTGGCAATCAACAATCTTTAAAACAATATTTGGCTGGTTTGCCACAAAACGGAAAGCCTATTGAATTAAAAGCATGGTTAGCTCAAGCACAAGCTAAGGCTTTAACTGCTCAAGCTCAAATTGAAAAACAATATCCTGCTGGCATTTTGCCAGGTCAGCTTACAGAAACTTCCCCACAAGCTGGTGCAGCTCAAAGCATGGGCGGTCAAGGCGCAGCCCCAACATCAGCAGGCATGGAATTACAATATCCTGTACGCAATCCACAAACTCCTTATTTGCCAATTCAAGGAGAAGAAGATGCTGTCAAAGTTGGCTCTGCTTATCAAGCACACGCTAGTGATGTGGCTGGAAGATTGCCAAAAGTAGTACGAAACAATCAAGAACTAATTTCAAGCATTAAAACATTACAAAAAGATGTACCTGAGTTATTTCAAGGTGGTATTGGCGGTCAAGCACGATTAGAATTTTTAAAAGCTAAGGGTGATCCAAGAGTTGCTCAGTTGCAAAAAAACTTAGATAACGTAATTACTTCTACTGTTACTACTTTTGGTAAAGATGGTTTATCAACGGATGCAGGAAAAGCTCTTACGGCTGCTTCTGTTGGCAAACTTAATATGCCTTTAGATGTGCTTTTAAATACTGCTTATCGTGCTTCGGGCGATCTCAAAAATTCAGAGCTAGAAGCTAAAGCTGTAAGCAAATTTACTAAACAATTTGGCGTAAATAATATTGCTTCATTCCAAAAAACTTGGGGTGAAAATGCTGATACGGATGTATTGCAATTAATGGCGATGGAAGATTTAGGCGCTAGTTCTAAAGAAATTGATGAGTTTGTATTTAAAGGCAAATCTAAAGCTCAAATAGAAGATATGCTTAAAAAAGAAAATAACATTAAAAAATTGACTGAAAAGGGTCATTTATAATGGGTTACGAAGATTATCTAGCTGCTCGAAAAAAAGCTGAAAATCCTTTTACAGAAGAAGAATTAGATCGCCTTGAACAAGTTGAAAGCGGTGGTAATCCTCACGCTGTAAATAAAGAAACAGGTGCTATGGGTGCATATCAATTTATGCCTCATAGAGTCGCTGAATTTCATCAAAAAGGTATTAAATTTAATCCTTTTGACAGAGATCAAGCTAGAGAAATGGCTAAACAAGATTTGCTTAATGCCTATAAATTAACAGGTAGTAAAGAAAAAGCATTAGCATCTTATGGCGGTTTTGTTACAAAAGATCCATCAGATTACATTTCAAAAATATTAACCCCAGCAGAAGAAAAAAAAGAAAAAGGTTTAATTGAAAGAAAATTAGAAGCACTTAAAGCTGATGAAGTGCCAGAAGAAGAAAAGGGTTTAACTATTCCACGCACAGCAGAGTTGCTTGGTAGAGGAATGACTCCTGCCGTAACTGGAGCTGCTGCTGGTGGTGCTTTGGCAGGCCCAGGCGGTGCTTTAATTGGTTCTATGGCTTTGCCTATTGGCGATGTATTAAATACCGCAATTAATAAAGTTGCAGGAACTAATTTGCAAATGCCTAGTGAAGTTTTTTCTAAAGGCATGGCTAATTTAGGTTATGCAGAACCAACAGGAATGGGCGAGAGAGCGATTGAATCTGCTGGTGGCGCATTAGCAAGCACAGGCGCACAATTACCTGCTTTTGCTCGTATGGCTACTGAAGCTGGAAGCCCAATGATGCGTAGCTTTGCTTCACAAATGGCACAAGCACCTAAGGCACAATTAGCCGCTGCCGCACCTTCAGCAGCCGCAGGTCAAATAGCTACAGAATTATCAGGCAATCCTTTGGTTGGAGCTTTAACAGGCGCAGCAACTGGTGTACCTTTTGGATTTAAAGCTGGAATGTTAAAAACTAATGCTCCAAGTCAAGAAGCTCTATCACAAGAAGCTAAAAATTTATATGCTAAAGCAGAAAGCTCAGGAGTTAAATTTGATCCTGATAAATTTGCTCAACACATGAATCAAGTAGGTGAAAATTTACGGCAATCTGGTTATGCAGAAAATTCAACTACATATTCAGGAATAAAAGCTGCTCTAGAGCAATTAAAAGATACAACTAGGCCTAAAGATTATTTAGAACTACAAGCATTGCGTGAAATTATAGCTGGAGAGCAAGGGTCACCACATCCAAAAGTTAGAATGTTATCAACAAAATTAAAAGACGAATTTGATGATTACATTATGAATGCGCCTGATTCTCATTTACAAATTAAAGATACCAAAGGTTTACAAAATTGGGCAGATGCCCGCAAATCTTATAGCAAACTTAAAAAAGCTGAGATATTTGATGATATGTTTGAAAATGCAAAATTAGATCAAAGCAAATTTACAGTTTCAGGAGCAGAAAATTCATTAGCAACTCAATTACGCAATCTTGCTAAAAGTGATAAAAAAATGCGTACATTTAGTGCTGATGAGCAAGATGCAATTAAAGAAGCTGCCAAAGGTGGCAAAGTACAAAATCTTCTTAAATTTTACGGAAGATTTGCTCCTACTGGCCCAGTAACCAGCATATTCACTGGTGGTGCAGCTGCTTTTGAACCTAGTTTAGGAATACCTTTTGCTTTGGGTGCTATAGGAGCAAGAAAAGGTGCAGAAACATTACGCAAACAAAGCGTATCTAATCTTGCCGATATGATGCGTTTGGGCGAAAGACCAGAAGTTGAAGCAAGAACAAAAAATATCCCTGTAACTACATTGCGTGGACTTTTGTCTGGCGCACAATAAGGAAACATAATGGCATCAGTTCTACTATCATCCGTTGGCATAGGTCAACAATACTTTGATAACAATGGAGTACCACTTTCAGGTGGTCTTATCTATACTTATCAAGCTGGTTCATCTACACCTTTAGCTACTTATACTGATAATGGTGGAACAACTGCTAATGCTAACCCTATTGTATTAGATAGCTCAGGTCGTGTTCCTAATGAAATTTGGTTATTACAAGGCTATAGCTATAAATTTATTATTCAAAACGCATCAGGCACAAGTTTAATTACCCTTGATAATCTTTATGGTATTTTGCAAAATGCCCCAGCTGTATCTAATACAGTTCCAAGCGGTTTAATTGCTATTTGGTCAGGCTCAACTGGTTCTATTCCTAGTGGTTGGTTATTATGTAATGGATCGAATGGCACACCTGATTTGCGTAATTCTTTCGTATTGGGCGCAGGCAATACTTATGCTGTAGGAGCTACTGGTGGTTCTACTGATGCTATTGTAGTAAGTCATACCCACGCAGCAACTTCTGTGGTAAGCGATCCAGGTCACTATCATACAGTTCCAATGCAGAATGGTTATGTCACTTATGGTGGTGGCCCAGGCATTACAGGTTCTGGAATTAATTATCCTACTAACTCTGCCGTTACAGGTATTTCTGTAGCTACAACTAACGCAACTGCTGGTGTAAGCGGATCAGGCGCAAATATGCCTCCTTATTACGCTTTGGCATTTATTATGAAGTCGTAATTATGTTAGAAAAAGATCCAACATCTTATCCTTTTATTACTTATGCTTGGGTTTTAGGCCTTTCAGCTTTAGGTGGTTTTGTTAGTTTTATGAATAAATTAAAAGAAGGTAAAACAAGAGCATTTAACATAGCTGAATTTATGGGTGAAATTGCTACTTCTGCTTTTACTGGAGTTATCACATTTTGGCTTTGCGAAAACGCAAGTTTTTCACCATTAATTACCGCTGCTTTAGTGGGAGTATCAGGTCACATGGGAAGTCGTGCAATTAGCTTGTTAGAAGATTTATTAACTAAAAGATTTTCACAATGAGCTTTTTGCTTAAATTGATTGGTGGTTTTGGTGGACAAGTTTACCTTTATATTGCTCTTGTATTTGGTGGGTTTAGTGCTGGCTTTTATGTTGAGCATCTGCGTTTCT